TGTCAACACCGGAAGTGCCGTAACGGCCGCCGGCCTTATCGCACTGCCGGCGGATGCCAAGTTCGCCCGCATTAACGTGTCGGCGTATACGTCCGGCACCGTTCAGTCGTCTGTTGTTGGCCGCTACGCTACCTAGTAGCTAGGAGGGAGTCCCACCATGGCACGCTTGTATACCTTGCTGGAGCTGCGCACGAGGGCGAGGCAGCGGGCTGACATGGTGGGCTCCAGCTTCGTCAGCGACGACGAGGTAAACTCGATCCTGTCCGAACGGTACGCAGAGCTTTACGACATCCTCACGAACAAGCAGCTCAACTACATGGAGGCTGAGGATACGATCGCCGGTACCGGGGCGGAGAAGTACGACCTACCGGAAGATTTTTACGGCGTAAAGCAGGTCGATTACCAGTACACGACGAACCTGTACATCCCGCTGAAGCGTTACATGCCCGGGGAGCGAACGCTTTACGAGAACCTGTCCACAGGGTCAAGGTTCCCGCTGGCCTACTCCGTGATCGGGACAACCGACGAGGGAGATCACGTAGACCAGATCAGCCTGCTCCCACGCCTTGGTACCGGCCAGTCTGCCCGGGTTAGGTATGTACCGGCCCCCATCCGACTAGAAGACGGCGATGACGGTGCGACCATCAACGGCGTCTCGGGCTGGGAGGAGTTGGTTGTCGTTGGCGCCGCCATCGACATGCTAACCAAGGAAGAATCAAGCACCACGGCTCTCCAGCGAAGGCATGACCAGCTTATGGAGCGCGTTGATTGGGCGGCCGAGCAACGAGAGCTCGAGCACCCGAACCGGATTGTCGATACCGACAGCATCTTGGACCTGTATTGGTGGCAGTACGTAACGAGCACGACGACCTAAATGTCGAAGTCCAAGCAGGCAGGATTTAACCCACCCCAGCCTGTACTCAAGCTGCGGGTGGACAGCTACGACCAGCAACGGCAAGCTGACCCGTCTGTCGATGGGTTAAACCGCGTCTCGGAGCATCCGCTTCTTCAATCAACCATGAAGGACGGCGTCAGGTTCTCTGTGCCGGCGGTTGGGCCTGGTAACCCGAGCACGTCTGACACGGTGCGTGTCCTTCACGGGCTTGGGCGCGCATACCGCGGTTGGTTTGTTACATGCGTTACTCGTGGCGACCTTGTGGTGTCCGAGGTTACCGGTGGTGACAGGAAGTCAACCGAGCTAAAACTCCGGGCGACGATCAATCCTGGCCCTGGCAGTGACGAAACCGTGACCGTCAACATCCTGGTGTTTTAATGGCGCTCAATTGGAAGAAGATATCGCTACCGTTCGTCCGTGGCCTTGATCGGTCCGTAGACGATAAAATACTGTCGCCGCCGCACTTGGACCTTTGCGAAAACGGCGTGTTTGACAAGCAAGGGGCCGTCCGCAAGCGAAATGGGTATGACGCTGTCGGGACAACTGACAGCGCGGCGGACGCGCCAATCACTACGCGTGGTAGAAACCTGGCCACGCGTGAGGATGAGCTGGTTCTGTTGCACGAGGACTTTGCCTATTCGCAGGACCCGGTGCGCAACGAGTGGGTAAGGCGCGGCGACTTCAACTCACCAATCGTTGAGTCGTTCTCCACAGCCGAGAGACAGGCCGACCAAACGAACTGCAGCCAGGCGCAACTTAACGACGTCATCGTGACAGCGTGGGAGGAGCTGCAGCCTGTTAGTCTAATTTTCCCTAACGACGTGGGTAACATTTACTACCAGGTCACAAACGCAACGACCGGCACCGTATATGTTCCGCCGACAAAGATAAACGGCTTCATCAAGCCGAAGGTAATCATAGGTGGTTCACCAGCCACGCTGCGGCTGTACGCTACTCCAACCCCCGCCCCTGGCCCTTCGTTAAGTGCCAAGGTCAATATGTGGAGCTTTAGCCTTACCGACCCTACGACGAACGTTTTTGCGAGAACAGTCGGTAATACAGAAGTCGTCATGGACGAAATGAAGGCGGGAAGGTTCCTGTTTGATATTCAGTCGTCCACAGTTGCTAACGGCAGCGCGTACATGCTCACTCTTGAGGTGGTAGAGCAGGCCCCTAGTGCCGACGAGCTGTTGCGTGTCAGGCATTTAGGTGTTGACGGTGTCACTACATCGTCCGGTGAGCTAAACACTGTCACGTATACCGCCGAGCAAGGCGAGTACCGTCCACTCATGGGCTCCATCGTTCAGGACGGGCAACACGGCGGTAACAGGGTTGCACAGGTATGGATTGAAGGGAGAAGCGGCGGGACGCCGGATCAGCTCGTTCAAGTTCAACTCCATTCGCCGACAATAGATGCGGCTAGCCTTACCGGAGTCCAGACTATAGATGCATACGACGTCGCACCGGATGACCTCGGAACGTCGCCGCGGGCCCCGAGCGTGGTGGCGGCATGGGATTCTGCAACTATTGCAAGGGTCCTCTGGCCCAGGATCGTACTTGATGACGCCGGCGACGCGATAGAGCCGAGGTTCTTCCATACGCACCAGCGCACGATCGACACCGGGTCAAATATCGGAGACGACACGATACTCAAAGGCCAGAGCGTACCGGCCAGTAAGCCGTTTTATGATAATGCTCGCTGGTATGTATGGTTCGCCTTCAAATCAGACCTACAAAGTCAGTTACTTCTGATTAGGGATGACGGGTTTATCGCGGCTCGCGCACTCCCAGGGACCTATCAGGGATACCCAGGGTCGGGAGGCACGAATGCAGAACCGCCGCCGGGTGAGCCTGAGCAGGTTGAGTTTTCTGGAAAATTTCTCCCGACCGTCCAGGCGCTTCCCGGCCTTCGAAAGTACGTCGCAGTGTTCCCGTACAAGCGGCGACTGGATGCGCAGCAATTAACCAATTTGGCCGGCGATAAGCCGACGACGACGACGGAACAGCAAAACCCCGTATTCACACAACTAGGGGCCCGGGTCGTATCGCTTGATTTCTCCTCAACGTCACAAGGGTATCAGTCTCGAGAGCTTGGCGACGTCCTTTACATGAACGGCGGGATGCTCTGGCAGTATGACGGGCGCAAGCCAGTTGAGTCTGGCTTTCACATCTACCCGGAGCATTTCACCGGAGAGGTTGTAGAGGAAAGCGAGACCGACGACGAGATCCTTACCGGGACATACGCATACAAGGTTTATTTTGAATGGACAAACGCCCGTGGGCAGAGGGAGCGGTCAACTGTCGCAGGCCCGATAACTGTCACGGTTGATGAACCGGATTCCCCGGCCAGGATTATGCTCACGATTCGCCCGCTGCCGATGACTGGCAAGGAGGACGTAAGCATCGTTGTGTACCGTACCGAGAAGGATCCAACGTTTGATTCGCCGTTTTACAGGGTAAGCGACATCGACCCACGGAGGGTTGAGTCCACCGATGTTCCAGACAACTTTTATATACCGAATGACCCGACGGGTGATGTTCTAACCTTCATAGACAACGTCCCGGACGCAACGGACCCGATTGACCTGACCGCCGATTATTTGACCAAGCGCGAGGTTGACGCTGGCAACAGCGGTGTCCTGGACAACGTGACTCCGCCGGCGCCTACGATTATTGCCGAGGGTAAAGATCGTCTTTTCGTCGCGAGCTACGAAGACGACTCCCTGGTCAGGTTCTCCAAGCTTCGCAACGACGAGGGCCCAGTCGAGTTTAACGACGCACTAACGATTGCCATCGAGGACTCTGGCGGGAAGATAACTGGGTTCTCCGTCCTGAACGAAGCCCTCATAATATTCAAGCGAAGCCGAGTCTATATCGTGTCCGGCCAGGGTCCGAACAACCTCGGACTCGGCGCCTTTTCTAGCCCGCAGCGGATCAGCTCAGACGTTGGCTGTATCGACCAGCGCTCCATAGTCCAGACGCCGTCCGGTGTCATGTTCCAGTCCGAGCTTGGGATTTACCTGGTAGACCAGAGATTTCAGATCACGTTCGTAGGCTCCGGGGTTGAGGACGTCCCAGGGGTTATAACCGGGACCGTGCTTCAGGAAGACGAAAGCCGGATCATATTCCTTTGCAGCACCGGCGAAACAGTTGTCTACGACTTCCGGTTTGACATCTGGTCAACATTTACCGGCCACCTAGGGCGCGGCATCGCTAGATCGAGGGGGCTGATCTACTACCTGCGAACGGATGGACGGAACGTTTACAGGGAGAATGCCTCTTTCCTGGAAGGGAACAACGGGTATCAGCTAAACGTTAGAACGGGCTGGTTTAAATTAGAAGGACTGCAAGGCTTCCAGCGTGTTAGAAAGATTGAAGCAATCGGCACGTACAGAACGCCTCACACGCTAAATATCGCTGTGCAGTACGACTACACGACCGCAGAAACAGCCTACACGTACGTAGCCGACACGCCGGCGGAACAGTCCCCGTATCATTTTCGAATGCACTTAGGCCGGCAGAAGTGCGACGCGGTTAGGTTCCGCTTCTACGACACTGCACTGGCTCCGGCAACGGCGTCCGCCAGGGCGTACGAGCTCAACGAACTGGCGTTAGAGGTCGGCCTCAAGGAAACACTGGACAAGACATCCAACTTGGCGACAGGGGCGTAACCATGGGATTCGATTTAGGAACTGCAGTCCAGGGGGCGCTTGGTGGCGCATCTGCCGGGTCGGCGCTTGGTGGGTATGGGGCGCTCGGCGGCGGTGTCCTCGGGTTCTTTGGCGGTGGCTTTCTCGACGGTGGGGAGAGCGAGGAAGACAAGATCAGGAAGGCCCTTTGGAAGCAGGCGGAGGAAGGCGATCCGCTAGCGAGGGAGCAGCTTCGCCAGCAAACCGCCCGCATGGTCGGTATGCAGCAGGCCATGGCCGCGGCCGCGCCACGTGGGCAGCAGGGCCTGGCCGCAAGGACCGCATCCCAGACTGCAGGACGTCAGGGGATGGCCATGGCTGGCGAGGCAGCGCAGGCGGACGTCGCTGCAAGGCTTGGTGCGCTTAACGCCCTCGGCGGCATGGGCCAGACCAAGGAGCCGTCCTTCTTGGATTACTTGCTACAGACCGGGTCAACCGTCGGACAGCTTAAGACGCTATTCGGCGCCGGGGCCGGTGTTCCCGGAGGCGGTGGCGGTATGGACCTCGGCGCCATGAGGTCGGCCCTTAGCCAGCCGATGACGTTGCAGACGCCTGGCGACCAGGGCGCGTATGGCCTCGGTGGCGCTGGTTCGTATGGCCTCGGCGGCACGGGCGCGTTCGGCACCGGTGCGTTTTCCAGAGGCTACAAGTTCTGATGCCTCGCTACTTCCGCGACCCGGCTACCGGAAACGTCATGTACGGCGCCCCTGGTGCCGCCCGGGCGATTGCCGGTCCGCCTGGCTTTAGCCTTCAGCAATCCCTCGGCGGTATGGCCGGGCTTCCCCCGGTAGAACCAGAACCTGACCTGCTTGGCGTTGGCCCCGGGTTTATGCCCCAGCTAACCCCGGAGGGGCTTGTCTACTTCCCCCCAAGGGAGCCGCAGGCGCAGCCAGCGCCACCAGAGGCCGCTGTACCGGCCGCTCAGGCACCGGCCTCTGTTGCCGCCCCGGCTGCAGCCCAGGCCGTGGAGCCGGCAGCTGTAGCCACTAGCGCGTCGGAGCCTGCGCCCGCTACCAGGGAGGAGTTTCAGGCGGCGCAGGCCGAGGGCAGGGCTCCGCCACGCTCGTCCGCCGAGTCGTTTGCTTTGAAGGTAGGCGGAGACCTGGCCGCAGACGAGCAGATGGCGCGGTCGATCAAGGACGAGGAGGCTGCCAGCCTTGCGGCAATGGAGGCGAAGGCCAAGGGTGACGAGGCGCGCGCCGAGGAGCTATCTAGGCAGGCGACCACGCTTGGAGAGCACGAGAAGCAGATAACCGAGGAAAACAAGGCACGCGTCGCCTCATTCCGCCAGAAGCAGGAAGCTATCGACGCGGACATCGAAAATTACGGTAAGCAGGTAATCGATCCTGGGCGCCTTTACAGGAACGCATCGACGGAACACAAACTGATCGTAGGGCTCGGTGCTCTATCTGCCGGCTTTCTCGACCTGCGAGGATTCGGTCGCGGAAACCCGGTGCTAAAGAGCATGGAGGACGCGATCAACCGAGACATCGAAGCACAGAAGGAGACCCTTAACGTCAAGTACCGAGCCATCGGCGCTAAGGGCGACTTGCTGCGGATGGGCATGGATATGGCCAAGGAAGAGCGGGCTGCGGCCGATTTGGCGCGTGCCGTCGCCTTCCAGCAGCTATCCAAACAGGCGGAAGCGCGAGCGGCCAGGACCGACAGCGAGGTCGGGCGCCACAACATGGAGATCGCCGCCGCCGCGTTTGCCCAGAAGGCTATCGAGAGCAGGCAGTCGGCCGGTGCGTCGATGCATAAGTCGTTCGTCGATTTCGAGCAGCACAGGCTCGACCAGTCGGCAAGACGCATGTCTATTGCATTGCAGGCGCAAAGCCTGAAGTCCGCCAAGGCAGAGGAGGCCAGGCGGGCGGAAGAATTCGCGATGAAAAAGGCCGAGGCCACTGCTGTGGCCCCGGAGAATCTGATCACGCGACTCCGTCGCCAGACGGGGATACCGACGCTGACCGGGAAGGAAATTGTCACTTCGTCCTTCCTCGTTGACCCCAGCGGAAATTCTATCGAGGGGATTGCTGTCAGCTCCGAGGACGCACAAAAGGACATCCGCCAGTCGATGGCAATTTCCGGCCGGACGCTCGGCGACCTTGACGTGATCGCGTCCAAGGTCCAGTCAGCCGACTGGAGCGAGCTAAAGAACCCGGCATCTGTCGTGAGGCAGGAGATCGACGGTCTGTACCAGCAAGCGCTCATAAAGATGCGCGACCCCGGTTCCGGCGCCCTAACGAACATGGACGCGCAGAGGTTGGAGTCTGTACTCGGGTCGGATCTGACCAGATTGTTTACGGTTGCCAGGAAAGAGGCCGCCCTTGCCAAGCTCGTCAACGCCCACGAGTCGCTCCAGCGTTCCATCAATGAACACATCGACGGAGCCGACATCGGGCAAACAGGGGCCAAGTATAAGCGTGACATGTCCTTGTACCGAGCCGCACGAGGCAAGGGCACAGACGCACCGCCGACCTCGCGGATTGAGAACGCAGCATTAGACCTGAAGCCGCCTGAAGCGTTTAAGGCCCCGGAGGGGAGCACGGACCGGGAAGTGAAGGCGGTCAAGATGAAGTCCACCCTCGAGCAGGCGAAGCGGGTTAAAGCTGCTCTCTCGAACAAGACCGTGAACAAGGCGGTTGACGTTCTAAGGGGCGACCCCAGCTCGGAGGAGTACCAGGGCGCGGTTACGTCAATCCGGGCCCTGGAGGAGCGCTTTGGCGAGCTGTTCCCGGCCTACTCTCGAGCCAAGGAAAGCGGCGACCAGGCCGATAAGGAATTCGTGAAGTCGTACGAGCTGCTTGAAAACGCTCTATCCCGCCTCTCCGAAGCCCGCCGTCTTGGGCCGGCGTACGAGTCGCCTGAGAAGTTGAAGTTTGAACAGGAGCAAGAAGCACACCTAGCGCGCCAGCGGCGCATGCTGGATCCAGAAGGAAGGCTCGGGCTGCCAAGGTAGAAACCTAGATGCCTAAGCTCTACTTAAAATCCGACCCGACAAAAACTGTCCTCGCTTCGCAAGAGGAATCGAACGAGTTATACGCCACCGGGGAATGGGAGTTCTCGCCAGGCCAAAAGGTTTATCTAGCCGACTCGCGCGGCGAAACCTTCGCCGTCAATTCGGAGATGGCGGGAGACTACCTGCGACAAGGCCGATTTACCCCGGAGGGTGTCGGGCTGGAAGCAGGCGCCAATATAGAGCGACGTGCCCAGCTAAAAGATGACATCGAGGAATACGCCGAAGGCGTAGGCAACAAGCTCCTCATGGGGGCCGAGGCAGTTGGGCGAGGTCTAACACTCGGCACAACTGACTTGCTGTTTGGCGGTGAGGGGGCGGCCATCCGGCGCGAGGAAGCCGGCCTTCTCGGGACGGCTCTCGAGATCGGTGGCGCAACGCTCCCGGCAATCCTGTCCGGAGGAACAGCCGCCGTAGGTAGTGCCGGTCGAGGCCTTGCCGGCCGCCTTGTCGCAAGGTCGCCAGCCGGGCTGGCCATGCGTTCCTCGGAGGCGGTTAAGCTCGCCACAGGGGCGCGTCTGGCATCCCTTGGTCGCACCGGCATGCTTGGCGCCCTGGGAACCAAGATCGCCCCATACGCAGCCCAGGGCCTCACCGAGGGCGCCATCTACGGCGCCGGGGAGGGGCTTTCAAACCTTGGCCTATCCGACGACCCGATCACCGCAGAGGCCGTGTTTTCCGAGGTCGGTGGCGGTGCACTCCACGGGGCCCTCGTTGGCGGCAGTCTACTCGGAGGGTTGGCCGCTGGCGGGGCACTCCTCAAGGGAATCGAAGGCGCGGTTGAAAAGCGTCTGGCTACGAGTATTGACGCCGCAGGGAGGCGGGAGTTGGCCAGTCGCATGGCCAGTATGGGCAAGAAGGAGATCAAGGCCATCCAAGCCGAGGTTGAAGCGGCGAACGAGCTGGAAATGCTCGACCTGCTCAACAAGCAGTTTGACGAGACGAAGAAGATTGATAAGGCAATTGCCGAGGCCGAGCGACGCGCCGCCCCGGACATTGCCGTCAGTAACGCCGAGATCGAGGCGGAAAAACGCTCGATAAAGGAAACGTTTCGTCAGGAGCGGTTGAACGTCGGCAAGCGCCTAAAGGGCGAGGTAGACGAAATCCAGGCGACTCATGCGACGAGGGCAAGGCAGGTCGAGCTGTCACATTCCCGTGAAGTCGCCGAGGCCGTCGGCAGTGAGTTTGTCTCCGAGCTAACGGACGTATACGGCACCCTCAAGGAAGCTCGCAAATTGATGAAGCAGAATGCCGATTTCCTCGGCATGAAATCGAAACCATTCCATGCATATGACGAGGTTTTCCAGCGCTTCAAGAAGGTTTTCGTTTCGGGGAAAGACCTTATTACCGACCGGAGCAAGCTCGCTAAGATCCTAGGCGGCGCGGACGGCGAGGCGAACTTGAAGCTGTTAGCCGACGTTGAGGAAGCTGCAGCGAAGGCTTTTAGCGACCAGACCGGGGCAACAGTTTACTTCGACGACATCCTCGCGAACTACAAGGTTACGGACGAGTTTATAAAATCGAGTGGCCTTATCGTTGAGGCAGACGATGCTCTCGGACTACACCAACACTCCCTGTCCAGCCAACTCTCCGTTATCGAGCGGGAGCGAAAACTTGCCATGGCGAACCTGAAGCGAAGTGGCCAGGAATCCATTGGCGACATTAGGGTTCGCGAACATGCCGCCCTTCAGGACGTCGG